GCCACCACCGAGAGCACCCATCATCGGGCTAGGCGTATTAGTGTTTGGCATCGATCCTGATGTAGGTGCGCCACCCATGATGCCTTGCATGAACTTTTGGTATGCATTCATCGCATAGTCGCGCTGATCCTCAAAGCCTGCTTTATTTGCATTCATGAAACCTTGGTTGTCTTGCTGGAACGCAGAGCCGGCATTAGCAGCATTGTTTGCGCCCTGATAGCCCATCGATAACGCGCTGCCATAGGCGTTAGCCATGTTGGAGTTTGCGTTGGACATGTTGCTGATCATGTTGTTGTTATTGTTCATGTACCGATCCATCAGACTGTTCTGTAGGTTCGATGACACATCAGCTTTACGATCATTGAAGCCTTCGACGGCTACAGCATCCATGAGAGCAGCGCGGCTGTTGTTGATATTACCGGTACCTGACGCTGAGCGAAGGCCTGCTGGCAGGGTGTTTCTAGTGAGGTTCCGGTAGTCATCGCGCATCGCTGCATCAACCATTGGAGTAAGCCTGTTAGGGTCACTAGCGTAGGCTGCTGCGTCACCGAGTGCATTCTTAGATGCCATGTCGTAGATATTCTGATAGTTACCGGCGAAGCCACCGGTCTGACCCATGATATTATTCGCAGCATTCATAGCATTCATGCCCATTGAGTTCTGGGCGTTATATGCATCAATCTGCTGCTTGTTCATGCCGGCAAAACGGTCGCCTGTATATGCGCCCATGTTTAGGGCGTCAGTCAGGGCGTCATAACCACCTGAGTAGCCTTTAGATAGATATGGCTTAGCCAAATTGAAACCAGCCATTGCTGCTGCATTTTGCCTGTCTACGGCACCAGCTTGCTGCTTAGCTGCTTTGTTGCCAAAAATGCCACCAACGACTGATGCGCCAAGTTGGGCGGTGAATGGATCCATACCCATGGTTCTTCTCCAGTGATGATTTAATGTATGAAAAGGTATTTCATTTCGTCATTGCCATACGGAACTGTATGGGCTTGCTCGAAGCCAAACATCCTCAAGAACTTGTGGTGTTTTGTATCTTCTAGGTGCGCGAGGACATATAGAGGCTGGTCACTTAGTGATATCAGTTGCTCAAAGTCCCGCTGCAGCTCTCTCTTTAAAGATTTAGTCCACTTAGCGTAGACCTCACAGTGTATGAATACAGCATCACCATAAGGCTGAAACCATACATCATACATACCGGCTCGCTGTATAACCGGAACTCTTACACTTGTACCCATGCTGTACCATCATAAACTATGAGACCTTCAAAGCTGGTTCCAAGTGGATCCCATGGTGACACACAGAATTTAAGCATGCCTCTGACTGGGTTTGATGGTGGGGCATCTAATACCTCTACCCCACTAACAGCTAAAGTCCGTATGCTGCGTTCAATCCTCGATAGCTCATCCATCAAATACCGGATCAGATCTGCCTCGATGACCGGTGCAGCGTTTCGCGTGTAGCCTAAAACAACGGCGTTGGTTTTATCATTTACGGCCATGGCTTACACTCTACCTGTTGTATTCACCTCGAGGTCAAAACCTGAAAACTCAAAGTCTTTCAGATCTGCTGCAGATAGATACACTTTGTAGCTCATATATCTACCGGCAGCCCTCGCATCGATCTTGTAGTCAGTCGAAATATCAAACACCGATGTCTGCGAATAGGTTGGCGTATTGTTTGGAATATCGGATGCACCAAACTCGAAAGTGATTGTTGTATCGGCTGTATTTAATGTTGCGATCTGAGGCAGTACTTTAGTGACCACTTTGTAGCCCCGCAGCGGCTGCCTAATCTCATCTAGGTCGATCCCTACCCGCTCCATCAGTGGTGGCTTCACGGTGTCAGGCTCGATGTCTAATGCAACGGTACCGCTATCGGAGAGATCTAACGCATAGATGCGCTGGTGTGCGATACCAGCAGCGTTATCGTTGTCACCTACCATCAATGTGTGGCGGTTATAGCTATCTTCCTGACCGTAGTACGATCCACCGATGCTTTGGTAAGTCGATGTCGTAGTTCCATAAGTCAACACGTTGTTAACATTGGCTTGGGTACCGGCTGAGACATTTGGTAGGTCATAGAATGACCATGTGTCGTTGGTGTAGTTGTAAACAGCAGCGCGGTTGCAGCGGTCAGTTCCCGAGAAGCCGGCATACTGATCACCAGACACATAGCAAAAGTAGACCTCATTGAGCACTTTGTTATGCTGTACGAAACATCTATCTGATTTGGATTTATTCAGTGTCGAGAAGATAAACTTACGCACACGTTCATCAGCCAGTGATTTCTTAGTTGTCCCATCGTGCATGTATATATCGTTGTTACCGAAGACAAAGTGTTTGCCTTCAGCTTCAGCAATGCAGTTCTGGTTGATGACACCCTCGTCACCAAATAGCTTACGGAAGTTAAACAGCAGCGCGCCGCCGGTGAACTCAACGGTAAACACCTCGGTCAAGCTGTAGATGATAAAGTTGTTACCGAGCTCAGCTCCATCGACAATGCGTGTTTGCATCTGCACAAGGTCGTTATAACCAGCGCTCTTCGTCAGGTCTGTTTCATCCCACGATGATGGATAGCTGTTGCCGGTCACAATGTCCGAGAAGCGCACACGGTTAGCGTAGTTGGTGCTGCCTTCAGTCATATTAAGAGCAAACAGGAAATCACCATAGGGGCGTAACGCCTCGCAGCGCCAGTTAGCTACCCAGTTTGGTAGGTCAGCAAAGATGGTGCCGCTAGGCAGCCGGTACACTGGCACCCTATCTGGGCGGTTGATGTACACCACGTCTGCGAGCTGGCTGATTGTGAATGGGCGGGGGTCGATTGATCCACTGATGGAACCACTCTGGTTGACCATGACACCACTCACATACTCTTGGATGACCCATGAATCAGAGACAGTCACAACAGTATCGAAGCCGCTGGTAGGCACGATGCCAAAAGCAGCGCGGGGCTTGTAGGCGAGTTGATCCTTAACTGTACGGAACATCGGCGCTCTGGTCACCTTGCCTTCATCAAAACGCACGTTAATACCGGTAGTGAAGCCGGTGATCGGTAGGTTGTACGCATTGATATCAGTGATGACGCCACTGCTGCCGAGATTACGGATAGGCAGCGTCTGGAGCGGCATGTCTTATGTTTCCTCGCTGTCAGTAAGCACTGATGAGCTAAATACTGGCACCTTACGACCATTCATGAGTAGCCATGTGTGGACTACTTGCAGATCTGGGTTGCCCTCATAGTTCATGATCTTGCCTTGGTTTCCGAGGTCGAACAATGCGACCGTGCCGTCAGTGTCGAGCTCCTCGGTTACATACATAATGTCATCTACAGTTATATTGATCATCGTCTGCTAAACCCTTGAAGGAACACCTGACCGTTTGGATAGTTCGTTCCACTGCCCGAGTAATACCCAGTGATAGTGATCGTATCGTTCCCATCATATGAGCACCCGATGTAGAACTGCTTTTCATACTTGGCTGATGTCCCAACGCTACTGCTGGTGCCTATAGTGCCTTCTAGATTAGCCCAAGCACGATCGCTGTAGTACCAACCAGTCAGGCCGCTAACTTGACCAACGGAGCAAATAAACTGTTCACCACTGGTCAGGTTTAGGCCACGAGCTGATATGGAAAAGGTGGTACTGACGTTGCTGCCATACCCTGTCTTTGCGATGGAACTACTTTGTGACCACGTCAGGGGAGCCCCTGCACCGTAAAAGTCAGCCCCGAGACTAATGGCACCACTAGTCGGAATGTCTGCTGTATAATTCCCTGAGAGCCCCGCCGAGTAGTTATTGTAGCTTAGGCCACTACCTACGCGGCTGCCGCCCTTATAGTAATCACTTAGGCTTACAGGCCATGAACCACCAAAGATCTGGATGTCACTGAATGATATACGTCCCGATGTTTGTAACATGGCGATTAGATCCCTGCAAAGGCGGTGATATCTTGTTCAACCTCTAAAGCTCCACTCTGACTAATACGCAGCTTCACATTGCCACTGTACGAGAAGGTCAGATAGTTAGACCCATCGATCTCAATAGACCAGTTACCGAATGTCACGGCGCTGCCATTAGTGTCGAGATCAGCAGCAAGCTGCGGCGCGCTATCATTGATCAGGCTCGTATTGATACCACTGAGCTGGGTCTGGATGTCTGATGTGACATTGGCCAGATAGTTGATCTCGGTCGATGTGACCCCAGTGACGCCGGTCAGGACATTGAGCTCGGCGGTATTTAGGGTGGCACCAGTCAATATGTTTAGTTCAGCGGTACTGGTGGTGATCCCATCGAGCACATTGATCTCGGTGTGGTCTGCAGTGACTGCGTGGGCTATATTAGGAAAGGTGTTGAGGATGGTACCTTTGATCAACCGTAGGTGATCGTCAGCGCCTGACAGGCCGTCTGTAGACACTGGGTTAGTGCTTACGAGACCATTTATGTACGATGCGACCTCTAATGGCATCTTGGGGCTCCAATGTATCTGATATGTTTCTATAGGTGGCCGCTGCTGCAGAAGATCGGCAACAACAACAACAAGCAGCAACCTTTACCTTCTTTTTGAAGTCGATTGATCTTATTTACCCATGGGGGGTCGATCGGCAGCGTATGGTACCGCTCGTGACTGTCTCGATCATAGGTCACTGATATCCAATGATATCTATGAGAGCTGACTACCAATCAGCTATCAGTCATCATGCCCATCGGTAGACATTGAGACATTAGGCTGGCTCAGGTGACTGAACATTCTTAGTGTGACCTCAGATGTCTTCAATACAAATCGGAACATAATCACCCAAGCAACCCATCGACACTCATCGTGACACATAGCCACTCATAGTGACACATAGCCACTCATTGAGCCCATTGATCACCGCGTTTAGCCGCGTCACATCTGGTACTCAGAGCAACTCAATCACACAATACTTAGTGTCTAATAGTCTTGTCGTCTGCTGCTAGTGATGGTAGTCTATTTGATGTTGTCACAAGCAGTATCTCTAATGGGGCAACATAACTATGAGACCACTGAGGAAAGCCTTTGTAACCGTAAGGCATCTCAGTGGTCTCACCCATTTGGGCTTAGTGTTGTGTGCCTCTCTCGGCACCAAGGAACGATCTGATCTGGTCTTCTCGTCCTTCCTTTCTGGACTGCCGCTGCAGCTCTCTCACGGCGCATTCACCACAGGCAAATACACCACCAGAGTAGACCAATGCATCCTGACCCTTGTCGCACTTATCGCACTTGGGTAGTCCAGTACGCACATCGTGATAGCTCATTACGATGCAAGGTCAACGATCTCACAGACACCAGCAGAGCAGGCAAGCTCTTGGGTGCCGGTCGTGTTATCGGTGCTCTCATAGTTACGCATCAATGACCAGTCGATAGCGTCAGGCATCTTATCGAGCATAGCCTGATAAGTAGCCTTGTCGCACTCTTGGTATGGTGCCTGAGCGTATGTGTGATCGGAGTGAGGCAGAAAGCTCACGCCGCTGCAGTAGTCAAAGTTATCGTAGACCCATGAACCAACAGCCATCCATTCATGCTCACGGACACTGATGGTCACTGATGGCTTATGCTCACAAAAATGCTTGGCATACACCAACCACATATCGAGCTGTTCGATTGCAGTCATGGCGTTACGGTCTACACACTTGGACGGTGACTTGATCGGGAAGCTGAACACAGTGGTTGTGTCCTTCTTCATGACATCAGGTTCATGCGGGATACCTTGATCGATCATGAACTTGGTGATCGGATCCTTGTTATCAGCGCGCACTGTGCGGATGTAGTGCTGGCTATGCCGAGCGTGGATACCGCTGGCACTATCACAGAGCTGAGACACGGTGCCTGATGGTTTGATACACGTCACTGCGGTTGACTGCTCAATGCCTAGATAGTCAGCGACATTGCGGTTGGTCTGTACGGCAGCAAAGCGTAAGTCATCTAATAACTCAGGAAGATTGATGTCCGTCTTACCATTTAGCAGATCGTTGTCCATGATGCCGGTGAGTGATACACCCAGCAGCCGCTCTTCTTCCGTGTTCTTAGTCCAGATTGATCTGAGGTACTTGAACTTGGTTAAGGTTGACTGCCATGTGCCGAGCTTAGCTGCGAGCTGTACTTTCTTCTCGAGTGAGAACACGTCATCAGATCCCCGCACGACAACCTCAGTCAGGTTGCAGAACTGGTAAGGTCTCAGGATGATCTCACTGCAAGGGTTAGTGCCAAACTCATAATCATTATCACGGCGTCCATTCTCAGATGCTTTTAGCTTAGCAGCTTCACGGTTGAACATACCACGCTCACCGCTCTTGCTTTCAACTAGGGCAAGCCACTCACGCATGAATGTCTCCATGTC